CACCACATCAAATAATAACTATGTAGCAAAAGCTGGTAGTACGTTAACTGGCGTATTAACTATGCCAAATGGCAGTAATTCAGCACCTGCCATAAATTTTGGAGATAGTGATAGTGGAATATTTGGCGGAACAAATACTGTAAGCCTTTCTGCTGGTGGTACGACAAGATTAACTGCCGATACTGGAGTAAATGTTGTTGGTACGTTAGCAGTTACAGGAGCTATTACATCTACAAGTAATTTAACTATTGCGGAAAAAATAATTCATTCTGGTGATACAGATACTTTCTTTTCATTTCCTGCTGCTAATAATGCTGCAATAGATACTGCTGGTAGCGAGAGATTAAGAGTAAATTCGTCTGGAACAGTACTTATATCAACTACTTTTAGTTTAGCTACTCGTACAGGTACAAGTTCTTTTACTCCTTCTCTTCAAATCAGTAATGACAGTGAAGCAGCAGCATCAATTAGTAGATTTTCTAATAGTACAGATTCAGGAAGATTATCAATACAGAAAGGTAGAGGAACAATAGCATCAAAAGCAATAGTTCTAGATAATGACAATATCGGACAAATATTATTCAGTGGGTGGGATGGAGATACATTTACCAATGCTGCAAGAATTGAAGCTGAAGTAGATGGTACTCCTGGAGATGATGATATGCCAGGTCGTTTGATATTTGCTACAACGGCTGATGGTTCTGCTACTTCGACAGAACGTGTCCGAATAGATTCGTCTGGAAACGTAGGTATCGGCACAACAAGTCCAAGTGCTTTATTACACCTTCAAAAATCAGGTACATCAGAAAATTTATTGGCTCTTGAAAGTGATTTAGGTTCAAATAATAATAGAACTTTTACAATATCTAGCCCGACAAGTGATTCAGCTACTGCACCATTCCGTATTACAACTCCTAATGCTTTACAATTTAGAATTGACACTTCTACTGCTTTAGATATAGATGCGTCTGGGAACGTAGGAATCGGAACTTCAAGCCCTGATGGTGCTGCTCTTCATGTATCTCAAGGAGCAGCTGTAGTAAAAGTAGAAACTACAACAAGTGGTAATTCTTCAAGAGTAATAATAAAATCCCCTGCCGATTCATATGCAGGTATACATTTTGGGGATGATTCAGATGAAGATGTAGGAAGAATTAGATATTATCATTCATCTAATTTCATGCAATTTTCTACAGGTGCATCTGAACGTATGCGGATTGCGGGTGACAAAATTGGTATCGGCACAACAAGTCCAGATCAAACTCTTCATGTTCATAAAGCAAGTGCTGGAAGTGCATCTTCTGATAGTAATTCTGTTTTAACTTTAGAAAACAGCACTCATTGTATTTTGCAGATGCTTTCACCATCAGATAGTTCTAATAGAATTATGTTTGGTGATCCTGCCGATTCCAACCGTGGTGAGATTCAATACAACCACAGTAGTGACACCATGACTTTCACGACTGATGGTACAGAATCTATGCGTATTACATCTAATCATCAGTTATTAATTGGTACATCTGGCACAAGATCTCCAGCTGGGTTTACACCTCAATTGCAACTAGAAGGAACAAATGTTTCTACCAGTTCTATGTCATTAACAAGAAATACAAATGATGGAGGTGGTCCAAGCTTTATTTTCAACAAGACAAGAGGAACTTCTGATGGAGCCGATGTAATTGTTAATAGTGGCGATACTTTAGGAGTTCTTCAATTTGTAGGAAATGATGGGTCAAACTCAGACAGTGCAGCTGCTTGGATTTATGGACAAGTAGATGGCACACCCGGAAGCGATGATATGCCGGGTCGTTTGGTATTTGCTACAACAGCTGATGGTGCAAATAGTCCTACGGAACGTATGAGACTTAACTCATCAGGAAATTTAGGTATAGGTACAGGAAGTCCAGCTGGTAAAATTCATGCAAATTCAGCAGCAAATACTGCAACATTTTTAGCTGAAGGTGAAGTAGATAATCCAGCTTATCCTGCATATGGTTTCTCAGGTCAGAACAATGACAATGGCAGTAGAGGAACTGGTATGTATTTACCAGGAGATAATCAACTTGCGTTTGCAACTGTAGAAACTGAAAGACTTCGCATTGACGCAAATGGAAATTTAGATATTAATAATGCTGCCATAATGTCATCTTTTGGAAGTGATAGTAATATAGATGCCATCCACCATGATGATGGTGACAATTGTTGGATATTTAACTCTGATACAACATTAAAAGCTACAACAGGAACTTCTAAATTAAGATGTGCCGGTGTTGATTTTGGTGATAATAATACACATGCTGATATTTTGGACGAGTATGAAGAAGGTACATGGACACCTAGTTTAAAATTTGGTGGCGGTACATCAGGAATTTCTTACAGTCATAGAAGTGGTAGTTATACAAGAGTAGGAAGAGTGGTAACAGTTAACTGGGCTTTTGCTCTATCAAGTAAAGGCAGTTCGACAGGTCATGCTGAAGTTCATGGAATACCATTTAACGCTGCTGATCTTTTAGGTGATACAACAGTAGAAAATAATGGAAACGCCGCTTTTTGGGATAATGTAGTTCCAAACGCATATAACATAATGTATCACACAAATACTTCCCATATAGAAATTAAATATATAGATGGTGCTGAGGATAAGCCACCAGATATGACTAATTCTAATTTTGAAAATAACACTTCAATGAGAGGTTCTCTTACATACTTGGCAACTTAGACCGTGCTACGTCTATAAACTAAGCCTAAACCTGTTTTAATCGGAGATTAATCCTAATGGCACTTACAGAATCATTTGAGTACGACAAAATAGAAGTTGTAGGCATATATAAAACTGTGCAGGTAAGAAAAGCACTAGTTATAAAAAAAGATGGAGCAGAAATCTCAAGATCATATAGTAGATATGTTTTAAATTGTGGTACGTTAGATGATTCAGATAATTTAGTAGATAATCCACTTACTACTGAACCTGATGGTGTTACAGCAATTCCAGATGAAGTAAAAGCAATTTGCAATGCTTCATGGACTGCTGATGTAAAAAATCTCTATAAAGCGAAATTGATAGCAAACAAACCTCTTGATGCGTAAGTGTAAACCGTATTGCCGTTATACCTTACAATAGTTAAACTTTAAAATAATTACAAAAAATTTATGTCTAAACTTTCTGACAGATGCGAAGAGCGTAAAAACGAAGCACAAGCTCTTGCTGATAAATTTAATGCTGCAAAAGCAGAAATTGATAAATTAAGAGCCGAAGCAGATCAAAAAGAAAAAGATAATAATATTGTTTTAGGTGAATTTAATATTAAAAATGCACAATATGCAGAACTAGTTGAAATGGTTAAAGATGAAGAGTCTGCTGAAACTACAAGTGAAGTTGTAGACTAATTAGTTTTTTCTTGCATTTGCCTTGTCATTAATCCCATAGTGACGTAGAGAGGTGACAGGGCTACAATAAGCAGTAATACAAGCACACTTGTAAATGAAAGTGCTTTTAGTATCGCAAATTTAACCATGTTAAATAAAATCTCATCTATTCTATCTATTTTATCATTTGTAATTTCATTAACAACTATTGGGGCAGGGTACGCTACTTACAAATGGGTCAGCAGTCCACAATTTGAAGCAATGATGTTAGAAAAAATAATGGGTTCTGTGAATCAAATTTTACCTAGTCAAATAGATAAAAAACTACCAACTCAAACTAGCGAAGCAATACCAAAAATAAAATTATGAGTAGATTTATTGCCTATATTTCTTTACTAATTAGTTCAGTAAATTTTGTATCTATATTTGTAGTATCAATATATATGACAACACCTAGCTTTGAAAATTTAGTATCTGAGCAAGTTATGAAAAATATAGATTGGATAGTTGCTAATGAGCTAGAAAAACAAATAAAAAAACTTAAACCAAGACCTGTTGTAGATGTAAACGATCCAAATAAATGGTTTTGGGATTATTTAGAGCGAAAAAATAAAGAGTATATAGAATGGGAAACAAAAGGTAAATGGGAACAATGAACTGTTGGCACTGTCAAACTGAATTAATTTGGGGTGCTGATGCTGATATAGAAGAAGACTTTCAACCTGTTCTATACCAAGAGTATTCAATGGTATCTAATTTTAGTTGTCCTAAATGTGATTCATATGTAGAAGTGTATAAACGAAGAGATGCTTACGACTAATGATATTCGGTTTTTTAAAAAAACTAATTCAACATTATATAGATAAGTTTGTTGATTGGATGCGGATGGTTAAATTTGATTTAGAGCTAGAAAATGAAATAAAAAAATATCACGATAGTTATTTAAAAGAAGTTGCAAAAGACGAACCTAAGATAATAGAAAAAGGTACGTTTGGAGAAGATGGCTGGTCTATTTCTATTGGAGATATAGATGACAAAGATACCAAAGATTGAAATAAAAGAAGTTTACGTTCCAAAAATAAGATCGTGGGAGATACAGCAACCAACATTAGATTTAATCACTAAACCAATTGTAGATATTCCAGGATGTGTTGATGCTCATAGAAATAACCTTACAGGACTTATTAATGAAGATGAACTAGGCACATATCAAGCTTGTGGTACGTTTGATATTCCTAGCTTTGAGCCATTAGAATATAACCCTGCAAATTTTATTTATACTGCACCAACACAACAACCACAACAAGAACAAGAGCAACCGCAACGACAAGAACGCAAGATAACAAAAAAGAAGAAGAAAGAAGAACTAGAAATACCACCTTGTCCAAGTAAAAAAGATCAAAGAATAGGAGATTTTCGTAACGATAAGAAACTAGAACGTGTTATTGGTTATGAAAGAGGGCAAAATGGGATTGAGTGTATCACTTTGTATGAAGACGTACCGTTCATCGACCAATACATTCCAAGTTTTAAGCAGTTTACTGGGGTTTTTAGTCTTGCTTTGGTCGGCTGTTCTGCTCCGATCATTCTTAATTTAGTAAAACCAGTAGTAAAAAACGTGATAAAGAAACTGACAAAGAAAAAAGATAAGGTAGAATAGTTATCCGTAGATAAGTTTAATACCCGTAGCTTGTCTACTCTAATTTATGAGTGTGCGGTAATACTTGATTCTTTTGTTCTGTAACTATTACATCCTCACATAATTTGTGGTAAATACTGGTACTGGCGTATTCTATGCCCTTAATTTTAAGCTCTCCACAATTTTTAAGTCTTGCAAGTTCATAGTTCAATCTCTCCTTGGATAATATTTGAGCTTGTATTTTTTCTTGTGTTGTAGCAGATTTTAAACACGCATCTTGAAACCTGTTATCTAGTGGAAAAGTAAATGTTAATGCAGCACCAAAGTTAAGTCCTAAACTGTCTTTATTGCCACTGTAATTTTCTTGATAATACAAAATGTCACCTGGATTAATTAAATTACCATTTTCATCGACGCTTTGGTCGTACACTGGCGTTTCGTAGGTATAGTCCTGTGGTCGCTTTTGATTAAACGAAGTGGTGATAAATGGGCTAAATGACATTTGTGGGCCTTGGCATCTAATACCATTTCCATAATGATTCTCTATGGTATTCCCTTGCAAAACTTGGGTCGCAAAGTTACTTACCGATCCAGAGGCCGATGCTGATGGAGCCGCAGTATTTGAGGTATTAGCAAATGCTGGACTCCCAAATAATAATCCAGCTATTGCGAGAATATTGTAGTTGTATCTGTAACGCTTTGGCTTTCTATGGTACGAGTTACGTCTGTGACAGATTCTAAACCAGGTGGAGTGTAAACCTCTGTAAATTGAAAAGCATCTCCTGGGTTTGTTATTGACCAATTCGGTTTTTCTCCTAAATCTAAACCTGTCCATGTATATTTTTTACCGTTTATAGTTTCAGTAACAGTTGCATTTGGTGCAGATATAGTCGATCCATCATGTTCAATACCTGATCCTGTAACTGAATATGTGTACCCAGAATTATAGTTTGTTGTTCGTATAGATTCTGTAATGTTTGTGGTAGTTTCTGTGCGTGAGGTACTGGAACCCTGAGTGAAGTTAGGAACCACAGGCACAGCGTAGACAGGGCTAGATATAAGAAAAACAAACGGAAGTGTCCTCCACATCAGTCAATGGTTAGGTCGGTAACAAACGATCCAGTAAGAGTAACCCCTGTACCAGTTCCAGGAGTTAGGGTAATTGTATGATTATCTAAACCAATATCTGCTGTGCCAACACTTGCTGCCTCAGTTGATGTGATATTTGAGAAGTTTGGTATTTCACCTACTGTAGCTGCTGCGGAAGGTGTAGCATCTCCTTCTATGTAGCTAGTAGTGTAGTTAAAAGCTTCACCTGCTGTCGTTTGTGCAACTGAATCTGGAAAAGTAATTGATGGTACGCCATCTGTTGCACCTCCAAACCCACCAATACTGTTTGCATCATCAGAATCTAAAGTAGTTACCCCACTACCTGAGATACTGTATGAACTTGAAACTTTCTCGGCAATACTTCCAGCCGATACTGCTTCAAGTTGTACTGAAGAAGAAATTGAATGACTGATGCCTCCAGCATAAGAAGCTGGAATACCAGCAACTAGCAAAAGTGGAAGAAATTTTTTCATTTAGTTGAAGGATCTTTACCTGATGTTACATTATTAGGCCGCTTCTTGCCATTACTGCTGTTTTTCACCTGTAATCCCATATTTGACATCACTGCACTGAGCAAACCTGCTGCAAAAGTTGTATCAATTTGTTTGGTTGAATTACCGAAATACGCAAAAGAAATTACTGATAAACTCCAAAAAAGTATAATCATCTGAACGAAATTTGAGATAAGAGAAGGACCTTCTTTCTCTTCTTTTTCTTCTATTATTGGTTCGGTTTTTGGGTCTTTTGTTGTCATAATCCTAGTGATATACTATAAATATAAAGATTGAGGCCAAGATTTGCAATAAGCGTTAAGGTAGAGGTAGAGACAACAGACAAATGGTAAAAATTCTTAAACCTATACTTATGGTTTTTATTAAATCAAAGGCAATGAAAAGATTGATACTTGATTTACTGAAAGCGTTGGTTAAACAGACAGACAATACACTGGATGACCAAGCAGTAAGTTTTATTGAAGCTAGGATGTTTCCAGGATCTACCACAAATCTTCAATGACATGAAGGATAACGGGTTTATGAAAATGATATTTATGAAACTGCCTCCCGAAACAGAATTGGCAGTAGAAGTTAGATGTAGAGAAGTTATGGCCTGTAATGATACAGATAAATTAAAAGCCTTCTGCATAGACATGATGAAAAATCATGCAAAGAGTGAAGTTGTACTATCTAACGCAATGATGCGTGTTATAGAACTTGAAGCTCATGTAGCTGTTCTACAAACAAAACCGATTAAAAATAAATTATTTTACAAGTTTCGTTTATTTTTAGAAAAAGTAAAACTTATAAGACAGATAAGACAGCACCAAAAAAATCACTCGCAACGAGCGTAGGCTGCCTGTTGTTTGGAAACTATTATTTCAGGATACTGGATCGTTTCCCACCTGTGTCCACATTCATAACATTCTCTTCTACGAATGGTTATAAATTTAGAATTTCTTTCAGAACGGACAACCTTCTGATCGCTGTACATCTTACAGCCAGGGCACTCGACCCATGTTATTCTTTTCATTTTTACTTGTTGTAAATTGTTTTTAAATAGTCGGTTTCAATAGCATTTCTTTGCTCTACATACTCTTTGTTTGACATATTTTCAAACAGGTATCTATCAGACAAATCAGCTAGTGCTTGATAATACTGTTTTTCCGTCATTGGCACAGTTTTTAATCTTTCTGCTTTCTTCCGTCAATTCGTCTTTGTACAGATTCTCTCCACATTAACTCGTCTTTGGCTTCAGCAATTTTATATTCTGAGCTAGTAAATTCACGTTGTAATGCCTCATACGCTACTTTTCTAACCCATGCAGTACCACGCATACCCTCTTTATCAGCAGCTTTTTCTATAAGTTCTGCCCTATTTGGGTCGATTAGCACTTGATAATAGCTTTTGTTTCCGTGTTTGAGAGCCATTTACAATGTTGTTCTTGTACTACTCTACCACCAAATTGGCAAATCGGCTTTCTCAAGTTGCTTTTCCACATACTTTTTTCTGGCTTCTCTGCGTTTTTTAGTCTTTCCCTCACGGACTTCTCTAGCTTTTTTGAGAAAATCAATGATACTACCCAGATCTCTGGTGGTTGCTTTTGGAATCTCTTTGTATAGATCCTTCATTAGATCTGCTCGAATATTCTTCTGCATAGGCAACAGGCATCACCTCCGTTAGGGTCTTGTAGTATTTTACCCCAAGCTGTTTATTATGCTTGGAGATATACCAACCGTGTTCATTTTTGCAAATACCAATCATTTTCTCATCCTCCTTCGTTTGTTAGTTTTAGTCGAAAAACTTTTAGATGGTTTTCTAGTTTTTGGATTTGAAACACTTTTAGGTTTCATGGATGTCAGATGCCATCCGTTTCCTTTTGGGCAAGCATAGACATAAGAATGGTTTTTACCCCGTTTTCTCATGTCCGATGCTTCTTTCTTGGCCTCTTGTTGGGTGCGGTAACTGATCTTATTGCATTTATAACAATGCCCTAAGACTGACAT